TAAAACAGCAACCGTTGGCACTGTAGCCACTACACGAGGGTTTACGACAGAGGGCGACGGTAGTGGTGCTCAGTGGAAGCGGGTGTCAGGTTCAGGAGCAAGCTCACAAAGTCCCAGTGATACAGGCAACGCCTACATATATGATGCGCTAGGGAATCGTTGGGATATAGTGCCAGACCACGGTTCAGTAAATGTTGACCAGTTAGGTGCCTTAGGGGACTGTACGGGTGTGGGTGTTGGGACTGATGACACAGCAGCGTACCAATCTCTACTAAACTGGGCTGGTGGAGGCGATTACCGAAAAGTATCCAACTCGCATAACAAGCGATACAGAATCACAGCGCAGATAGATGCAAATTACTCTTCTGGCAGGCGCGGTATGGAGATTGACTTTGCTGGCCCAGTAACACCAGACGCAACAGCGTTCTGGGCGTTTAGGTTCACAGGTTATCGGGATAGTAAGTTCCGTATGTACGTACTGGAAGGGGGTGTGGACGCTGACTATTCACAAGAGAACCCAGTAGGAGGTTCGCTAGCGTTCGATTTTATAGCGTGCAGACGGTGTAAGATAGACATTGACGCGGAAAGCTATCTAGGCCGAGTAACACAAACACGGTCGTCTAACACACCATTCAAGCTATCGTTCTTAGACTTCTATCTTAACTGTGGAGATATAACAACTTCACCTGGCTCACAACCTTGTGGTCAAGCGGGATTCTTTAGAGGTACATCCGCGTTTGGTGGGTTCCGCTATATAAACTGTGCATGGAATAAATACATGCCAGTGTTTGATTCTATAGTTGACTGTGTGGTTGAGCACGCAGAGTTTGGGCCAAGTCCGGCTATCCTGTCATCATGGGAGTGGAGGGGTTGCGGTTCGTTATGGTTGGGTGAAATGCTATATGGTGACGAGACAGGCACACAAACGGGAATGTTATTTACAACTAACGCGGGTGGTACAGGTTGTCGTCGGGTTGAGATACAAAATTTCTTTAGCGTATTTTGCGACACAGCCATAAAGTACGAGAACAGCGAAGCGGGTGACTACGCCCTCAAGATAACAAACCTACAGACACGAGACTCAACAACGGCAGGGCTTGTCCTAAATAACGTCAAGGGTGCTGATGTGCAAGTCAAGTCACAGGCTGACGCAAGTGCAATTATAATGCAGTCTGGCTGCAGGGATATAAAAGCCGATGTGTATGGTGACTTAAACCTAAAAGAGTCGGTGATTGTCGAGGCGGGGGTAAGTGATGTAGTGCTTACAGGGACTTCACGAGATGCATCACAAGAGCTAGCAAGTACATACGCTAATGTAAGGGTGGACTCTGTAGACTCAGGGATAGTTATAGACGAGTTTCATACAAGAGGTACATCAGCAAGTGGGTCTCTAGACTTAATAACAGGTAATGCTGTAGTAGTTCGAGGGGGGAGGTTAGAGGCGCAGCCAAGCCTAACTGACTCTAGTCCTAGCTCAGCTTTAGACGTTAACGGATTGCGTACAAAATACTACGGGGTAGCGACAATACCGACTGGCTCATCCAGCGTTGTAGTTTCGCACCAACTTTACCAGCAACCTTCCTTTATAATAGTTACGGGCAGGCAGAGAAGCGATGTGCGTTACAGTTCTGTGAATAGTACAACGTTCGCACTGAATATTGACTCAAATGCGGCAAGTGATATCGAAGTATCATGGGTGGCTGTGACGAGTGATGGAAGAATCTAACGTAGTGAACATAGCATAGGTTATAAGTGACCAACGGAGTAATAATGAAACGAAACTTAACATCACGAGAGTACACAGGTAACACTACGTTGCCTGCTAATCAAAATCGTGGGTACTTCTACATAGTATTCACAACGGGTACTGGCACAGTAGAGTTCAACAAGGGTGGTGGGCTAGTTCCCATCGCAAGCGGTGAGCACTACGAGCCATACGTTGCGCCAATCGGTGAAATCTCAGTAGTGACTACAGGTACGTTCGTAGTCATAGAAGGCTGATATGCCTGATTGGAACGGTACAACCTGAGCTGCTATGAGTATTGACAGGTGGGTGTAATGATAAAACACGAGAGACGCACAGTGAAACAAGATTCCTTCCACAAGTGGGTGGCAACGATTGTCGCCATAGTAGTACTTGCGTGGGGTGGTCTTGCTTATTTTGTTCAAGCAGAAGATAATAAGACTAGACTAGAACTACAAAGTCAAATCAACTTATTGAACAGTCAACAAGCTGTCGATATGAGAGTTAACGAACTAGTATTCAAGATAGATAAACAACTATCAAATATTGAATCACAACTGCATCGTCAGAACTCACTGATTGAAGAAGTACGTAAATTACGAAATGAGGTCAACGACTTGAAAGTTCAGTTAGCAACGAGGGTTAAAGTATGATAGCTGCAATCACAGCAATTGGTGGTTTAGTTAAATCATGGTTAGACCGGAAAGCTAAAGAACAGGTCGCAAAGGCAGACGCTTATGCACAACGTAAGAACATTGAAGCAACGTACGATAACATAGCGTTACAGAACATGAAGTTCTCAATGAAAGATGAGTTCCTGTTAGTAATCATTTGGGCACCCATAGTATTAGCGTGGTTCGACGAGGAGCGAGCTAGTGCGTGGGTAGCGTTTATAGGAGAACTCCCTGTATACTACCAAGTGTTATTGTTCGGTACAGTAGCATCAGTGTTTGGACTACGTTGGTTAATAAGTAGACAAATAAAGCAGGTGTTAACGAAATGAGTAAAGCAACAGAATCGAAATTGGAGGCCCTTCACGGGGCCGTAGCCACTGTTCTTACGGCTCAAATTGAACACAAGGCAGAGGTTAAGGAATTTGACGAAGACGGCTTAGAAGTGGGTACAGGGGAAATGGTGCATACTGCTACCCCTGCTACTATTGCCGCCGCCATTAAATTTCTGAAAGACAACCAGATTACTTGTGACATTGAGAACAACACTGAAATGAATAACCTACGTGAGACACTGGCGAACAAACAACGTCGGTCACGGTTAGGTAATGCTAAAGATGCAGCACATCTAGCAGTCGTAGGTGAAGAGTAGGTAAAGAATGAACATAGACGGCTTATCTTACAGTGAACTTGTAGAACAGGTTGGTGTAGATATTGCCGCTGCTATCATGGAACGTAGGTCAGATGACAGCATAGACGACTCTGTCGATGGAGAATACTCCGATGCAGAGTGGGAGTCAGTACTACAGGAACGTCCAGAAATGGGTCTTCCAGAAGATGCTGAGTTCACACGTATGGCTAATGACAGAGACTATATGCTGTCTCTATCTGACATAGAACAAGAGTGTGTGATGCGTTGGGCTGAGATTGAAGCCTTGCGTGAACACTATGCGTTGTTTGAAGACTTTCTGTATGACTGTATGACTGAGCTTATGGGATTCAATTGTACAGAACTTCAAATAGACATAGGACGTTTCCTACAATCAGACGTTAAATACGGAATGATTCAGGCACAGCGTTCGCAGGCGAAGTCTACAATCGTGGCCATGTTCGCAGTTTGGCAGTTGATACATGACTGTAAACACAGAATACTAATTATATCGGCAGGCTCAGAAGTTGCAGCAGAGATTGCTAACTGGGTAATACAGATTATCATGAATTGGGGCATACTTGAGTGTATGCGTCCTGACAGACAACATGGTGACAGAGCATCTAGTAAAGCGTTTGATGTTCATTGGCAACTAAAGGGTGCGGAGAAGTCACCGTCCATCGCGTGTATTGGTATAACAGCCAACATGCAGGGTCGTCGTGCTGACTTACTAATCCCTGACGATATAGAATCATCAAAGAATGGTTCAACAGAAGTGCAACGACAAGCACTAGAACATTTGTCGAAAGACTTTACATCAATATGTCAGAAAGGTCGTATCATGTATCTTGGTACACCACAGACTGTTGACTCCATCTACAACAACTTGTCAGCTCGTGGTTACACAATACGGGTATGGACAGGTCGAGTACCAACACAAGAAGAAGCTAAGTTCTATGGAGACACATTAGCGCCGTTTATTCGACGTATGATGGATGACCCTAAGAACCAGATAGGCGGTGGACTAGATGGAGACAGAGGTGTTCCAACAGACCCTATTCTACTAGACGAGGAAGCATTAACAGCTAAAGAGTCTGACCAAGGTGCAGCATACTTTAACTTGCAGCACATGTTGAATACGGAAATGTCTGATGAGAACAGGCATCCTCTGAAAGCTAAGAACTTGTTAGTGATGCCATTCGGACACGACAAAGCGCCGGGAGAACTAACGTGGCTACCAAGCCCTGAGAAGTTAATTAACTCAGCAGGCAAGTTCAACAGTAAACCACAGTTCTATCGTCCATTTAGTACAAGTGTAGAAGTATACGAGTACGAAGGTAAGATGATGTATGTAGATACTGCTGGTGGTGGTAACAATGGAGATGAGACTGTAGCTGCGGTTACATACTTCCTACATGGTTACATCTTCCTAGCAGAAATACTGAAAATCCCAGGCGGTTACAGTGACGAGTATTACCAACAGTTAAGTAAGTTAGCTATTAAGCATAGTGTAAACATCATTGAGGTTGAAAAGAACTTCGGTAATGGTGCATTTGCTGCTGCATGGAGACCTGTATTACAACGAGTATACAAATCCGCTGGACTATCTCATGCACCTTCTATTGAAGATATATGGGAATCAGGACAGAAAGAACTACGTATTATTGATACCTTAGAGCCTGTTATGGGCAGACATAGATTAGTAGTACATGAAGACATTATTGACTATGATGTAGATAGTGTGCAGAAGTACCCTATCGAACACAGAGAACAGTATAAGTTCTTCCATCAGATGCAGAAGATTAGTCGTGAACGTGGTGCATTACTACATGATGACTCAATTGATGCTGTAGCTGGTGCCGTACGCTACTGGACGGATAGAATTGCAGTAGACGAGAAAGTACGTATGCAACAGAAAACCACTGACGAGAACATAGAGTTCTTTAAAGAGTGGGGCGGTGACATAGGTACGCACCAAAACGGCGTGTTAGGACTTAGTTCAGACAGGTTCAACAAAACACGCAGACATTAATATAAGAGAAGGAAAAGAAGATGAGTAAAGCTCGCTTCCCGCAACGTCTTGACATTCGAGACATGCCTCGTGACAAATCACGTTCATTAGGTGCGTTACGTCAGGCACTATGTGCATCATTTAACTACTGCCGCAAGTATCCAACAAAGATGGCTATCTTGAAAGAAGTACTTAAATATACGTACAATCGAATCAATGAGTTCGAGAAAGAACTAGCAGCACATGAAGCTAGTAAGTCAGATAGTAAGTCAACAGACAGCCCTGAATCCACTGAGAAGGCTCCTGTAGCTGACCCTAAGCAATCAGGCGACTCTACTGAGAAAGCTCCTGTACAGGTCGCTGAGCAAGCAGAACCGACTCCTGCTAAATCTAAATCTACTAAATAAAGGAATAACCTAACATGGCAAATTCATTAGGAATCCCAGAACGTACTATGTTGCAGATTGTTGACTCTGCAAACTCTATCAACACTATCGGTGGAGTAGACGGGCGCAAGTCTACATATCAACCTTTAGTTGTTCGTATCACTGACCATGACCGTGATGGTGGTGTTGGTGAAACAGACAATCCAGAAAACATGGCGCTGTTCTTATCCATCCGTCATGGCGAACCTTGGAAGAATGATGTGGGTATTGAACATATCCTGTCAGAAGGTGACGCTACTAAGACGGACGCTACAGTAATCTACCCTAACTTTGATTACTCTACATTCGAATAAGTAATAAGTTATAAGTAATATAAGGAAGTAGTATGTACTATAAGCTGTACTATGTAGTATGTACTACCTCCTGTACTTTCATTATATACTATGTTCTATGTTATATGTAGTACTCACAAGTTGTTTTAATGTATGCAGCTCAAACGGCGAAAAAGGGCTAAAATAGGCCATTTTAAGGGTAAATAGTACACTTTTTGTACAGTGATTTAGCACTTTTCCCTTATAAATCAAGGACTTTTATTTCTCGCACTTATATAGGGAATTAATGGCTTAATGACCGTTACAAATCCCACAAAGTGGGGTAACAACGTAGTAAGAAGCCTATACAATAGAGATAACCAATAAGAACCAATACACAACATTGGTAAACATTGTAGAACACATTGGTCATACATTGGTTACAATAGTATCAAAATAGTAAAAACACATTGTAGTTATGAGGGGATACTCCATCCCATACCCATAAATCATATGTCCCCCATAGGCCACTCACTCACTCACTCATTCATTCGCTGGCGCTCATTCATTCGTTCGTTCGTTTAGTGTGCCATAAGTAAACATCGAGTGAACATTGAGCATCCATTGGTTGTTACTAACATTTGTGTATGTGTGGGCTTACGCCCAGATATGTCTCTTTTGTACAAAGAGGCTATCATGTTAATACAACATACAACATACATATGTCTCTTTTGCGAATCGGTTATGCTTAGTGTATACATTGTGTATATACATTGTGTAACCATTGTCTACACATTGAAGAGATATTGGAGAACATATCATGTCATACGAACAAGAGTGCAAAGCATTGGTAATCATTGAGTACACTGTAATAACACTTGTACTAGCATTGGCTGTAACATTGGCTGCTTGGTTGTTTGATAACTTTGATACTCAACAGGAAGAGATACGTAAGGCTAATGCTTGTATAGAACGTCTTGTGTTATTAGATGTTGAGCGTCGTGATATTGAAGTGCATGGTGCACATTGTTGGGTTAAGCAATAAGTTAAAGAGTAATAAGGAGCTACATATGTCTTTTTCGTCTGCGTCAAACAAACTAAAAACAATAAAACTTAACACTACATACATAGTTAGCCACACTGATGAAGAGTGTGCTAAACCACAAGCTGTCTACTTATTTGCTTACACTTCGAGAGTAGGAAAGAAATCAATCGTAGTGAGAGTTAACAAACGCTCTATCCCTGTTAATGCTAAGACAGTTGCTGAGAAGGGTATTATAAAGGCTTTGAGTATCAAGCGTAGATATGCTGGTGTTAGTCAGTGTGAGTACATATTTATATCTGGGGCATTGACACTTCTGTCTAGGATTCAGTATCAAAAGGATGTATTTAGTAAAGAAGCTGCTTAACAAGTAGCTAATCCATCTATCTGTTAGGCCACGTACAACTATTACTAGGCGAGGTCCGTGGCCCAAAGAATTTAACGAATGAGCGGAAACGCTATTTAATCTTTATTGGAGTTATATCATGTTATCATTTGTATCAAACAACATCGCTAAAGCTGTATCTGTGAACACTATCCAAGAGGAAGTGAATGTATTGCTGGACACAGCACGTAATGACATTGCGTTATTCGAAGCTGTTGAGGAATGGTTAGCAAATGAACTGGGTACATTGCCTGTCATCGAAGAAGGTGAAGTCAGTGTTAAGTATCAGAACTCACGTGGTTGGGTGATGTACAAACAACAATCTCTGTCACAATCATTATGGGTGATAGCTATGCAACAAATGCAATATCATGGTGCTGTTAACGCAGACCTAGTTGCTGTTGCATCTGCTAACTGGATTAATGACCATGTGTATCAAGAGTTTGATGACCTTGGGCAAAAGAACCATAAGAAGGTTACTGTGACTAAAGATGAGTTGTTAACTACTGCTAAAGAAGTAGTGGCTGCAATGCATCATTGTAACCTTATCAACAGTGAGCTTGAAAAGAGTAAAGTTCGCCTGTTAGATGGTAACATTATAACTGTCAAGGCATATAAAATGTCTGATGAGTTACGAACTGCATTGAATGAGTTAATTGATTCAATGCGTGAAAGAGTGGCAATGAAATGTCAACCACTGCAGAACAAACCAATGGACTGGGTGGATGCCAAGACTGGTATCGCTGATGGTGCTAACATGAAGTTAGTGTCTGGTTCAAAGCTTCGTACTAAGAAGGTTGATAAGCATGTGTTAGATGCTGTTAACAAATTACAAAGTGTTAAGTTCACTGTAGCGCCTTGCATCTTAGAGGCTGCTAAGGATATGAAGCTAAATGGTCAACTGTACAAAGGTGATACATTGAAAGGTATGTTCAAGCTCAAGGAACTTAATGCTGAAGCGTTCGACTTATATCGTGAGATTGAGACGTTGGACGGTAAAGAGTTCTACTTCCCTGTTACGATGGATACTCGTGGCCGCATGTACTACAGAGGTGGTCTGTTATCACCTCAGGGCGTTGATTTCTGTAAAGCTGCCTTCCAGTTCGCTGGATTTAAAAAGCTTGGCAGAAACGGTTTCAAGGCGATTTGTATTCATACGGCTAATGTCCTTGGTTTTGATAAAGCCAGCATTAAGAATCGTATCAAGTTTGTTCAGAAGAATTGGGCTAAATTGATGGAGATTTCGAGCCATATGGACGTTAGAGAGGCATTTAAGGGTGCTGACGTGTTCCAAGCCCTTGTTGCTGTTAAAGAGCTACAGCGGCTCGCTCAGATTGATTCTGATTGGGCTGACAAAGAATCCAACTTGGTATGCCATCAAGATGGAACATGTAACGGTTTACAACATATGGCTGCTATCACTGGCGACCGGCCTACAGCAATCGCTGTTAACTGTGTCGCATCATCACAAGAAGATGAACCAGCAGACATATATGGCATAGTTTCTGAGGCAGCTGTGAAGTTTGCAGTTGATGACTCAGTAGCTGAGCTTATTAAGAAGTACGGTCGTGATATGGCTAAGAACCCAGTAATGGTTACAGGCTATGGAGCGTCTGACAACACAATTATTACCAACACTCAAGAATATCTTGCGCTGAAAGGTGAAGACGTGAGTATGGGTAAGGATGTTGCAGAAGCTTACTTAGGTGCTATCCAGAGCGTTGCGGGTGCTGTTACTCAGTTAACAGATGCTATCTCAAATCGTATGACTTATGCAGTTAAAGATGGTAAGCGTCAGTTTACTTGGAAAGCTGCTGATGGTTTCATAGCATCAACTTGTTATGAAGAGTTTGAAGATGTAACAATCCGTGTAGGTCAATCATTGTCAGTACGTATGCGTGGTCAGGGTAAACAACATATCGACCAACGTAAGACAGTACAAGCAATGTCTCCTAACTTCGTACACTCTATTGATTCCTGTCACCTTCGGATGGTAGTGAATGCGGCAGAGTACGACTTAGTTGCTGTTCATGATTCAGTAGGTAGCTCACCTTGTGATTACTTCACAACCAGCTCATTGATTCGTGAGAAGTACGCTATGGTTCATAAGTGCTACGATGCACTGGCTGACCTTTGTGAGTCTATTGATGAATCAAAGCCTGAGTTCCCAGTTGAGAATGACTTCTGTGCTAAAGAAGCTCTGAAATCAGCTTACATTTTCTCTTAATAAACAAAGGCGGCGTAACAGCCGCCAAATTGGAGTAAGTTATGAAACTTGTAGATGTACTAAAACGAATTAAAGAAGACACAGTACTTAGTATTGGTATTTGTGGTAACTACAAACGAATAGCCTATGAACACGAGTTACCAGATAGTTTAGATGAGTTCGACGAGTGTATGGTAGCAGCGTGTGAAGGTTGGGTGTATTTCTCAGGTAATTGGATGTTTCCAATAGCATATGAGGGGTTACGTGAGGCTGATGCATATGAGTTACGGCATAAATGGACTGGTGAGTACGGTCGTCGTCGTATGGAACTACTAGATAGAATGATTGGTATTGCGGAGGATATGTAATGATTGTTACAGTGATTGGTTCGAGAAGTACACCAGCTATCGTCCTTACGAAGATGATTGAGATTAACAAGTGGTTAATGAAGTCAGGTGTAGTAGTTCGCTCAGGTGCAGCAGGTGGTGCTGACTCCACAGTTAACACTGCTTACAATGAAAGTGTTGAAGCTGGTATTCCTGTAAAACATCCAGAGGTTTATATACCTTGGGGTGGGTTTGGCAGTGAGATACGGGGACACATTCATTACTCAGTACAAGGTTACAACATGAATGCGCGTCAAATAGCACAACAAATGCACCCAGTATGGGAGCGTTGTTCTCATGGTGCAAAAGCATTACACACTCGTAACGTGTGTCAGATACTAGGTAGCGAATTACAGCACCCATCAGACGTTGTTCTATACTGGTGTCGTGAGAAAGGCGGCGAGCCAACTGGTGGAACAGCAACTGCTGTGCGACTAGCAAAACATCATAATGTTAAATGTGTGAACATGATTCATGCAGATTGGAGTAAACAACTACGGGAAGCATTAGGTATCCCTTTGTAGTTTAGAGAGGGCTTATGGTTGCTACTAGACGTAGTGGTGGCGGACGTAAGCCCACAGTACATCCGAACCCGTTCGTAATATACGATGAGTGGGGAGACCCAGAGAATATACTTTGGGGCACAGAAGACGTATTAGACATACGCATTGAAGACATTCTTGTTGGTTGTGTTAGAGCGTTTAACGCAGGCAGTAAGAGACAGAATTATATTAATTGGTACAAGTTGCTGAGGACATACCGCAATGTATGGGAGTTGTCAGCAACTAACATCAAGGCGTACTTAGGTTGCTCTGATTCACAGGTACATAGGTACATGCAAGTTATTAAACTAGCTAACCCATTTATTGATAGATACATGGAAGGGCGTAGCGGAAGCAGTGTAAGAGGCTATGTAGACCTCACCTTCGGGCAAGTACGGGCAGGATATAATGTACTAGGAAAGCCGAAGGAGGGAGTAGTCGAAACAAACAAAACTGGAGACAAATCATGCAATTCAATCCAAAAATCGTTACAGCAGTTGCTGGCCAAAGCAAAGTAGATAAGAATGGCCATGCGGTGACCAAGAACGTATGTAACGGTCGCGTTGGTGGTCATCATGGTGCAACCAAAGATGATAACTGGCGTGAGCGCCATAACAAGAAACAATTAGTCACACGACGTGTTGCAGTTAGCGACCCGTACTCGTAAGTAAGTAAAGAGTAGTTTTCGTTGTGAGAGGCTATTTATTATAAAATAAATGCTAACGACAGCGTACAAATGAAGGCAGTAGCATAATAGCTAAACACCTTCCAAGGAGTGAGTCTTCCTTGTCATAAGAAAAGACCGTAGACCGCCGAGCTACGTATTAAGAAAGTAGGCACATTTAATGAGTGCATTAATGATAGTGTACTGATTAAATAATTAACTAAGGAGAAACACCATGAAAAATAGCAGTTCAAGTAAGTTCAAAATGATTGGCCAACAAAAGGCTTGGAAACGTGAGATGCGTAAACAGAATGAACAAGACCGAATCATGACACCACAGAAAAGTGATGCTATGTTACGTGGCTACGAGTTCATCCAAGCGTTTATGTCTCATGGTGTACAAGTAGTGCGGTGAGTTTATGAACTTATTAAAAAGAGGTTGGCGTAAGTTACGTGCTAACGTACAACCAATTGTTTCAAAGTATGTAGAATGTGATCGTATATCATTAGGAGTGTCTGACTTCAGTGTATGTGTGCATGTATGGAACAATAACGACATCACTGACTTTATATACATATCACGACCACTAGAAGAAATAACATTGAAGATGGTGGTTAAAGAAATTCATAAGTACTTCAACAACTAAGTGCTTAGAATGAGAGGATAGTATCCTCATACGTATGAGCATATATCTTTGGGACGCTCACCCAACTTAAACTTAAAAGAAAGGAAACAACAATATGTCTAAATTTGATTTTTCAGCACTGGAAGCAGCAGCAGTATCTAACAACTTCTCTGGCGCTTCACGTACTCCAACCTATGCCTTGCCTGTAGAAGAAGCTCGTGCATGTGTTAAAGTTCGTGACGGTAACAAGAAGCCAGCCGAAGACGGTACTCAAGCACTGACCCTAGCACTGGGTAAGTACACTCTGCCTCTAGATGTTGTCAAGCAAGGCGCGACACGTATCAATGCATCAGCCGAACAAGTTGAAGGTTTCACTGAAACTCTACTTGCTGCTGTTGAAGCTGGTCAGTTCGATAATGAAATCATTGCTGCTCAGAAGCGTGGCGAAGAAGCAGCTAACAAACCTGCTGCTCCAAAGGCTGAGACTCCTGTAGAAGAAGAAGCCCAAGAAGCACCAGAAGGTGTAGACTTGGATTCTCTGTAATCTATAGTTGGCATTGCCGTATAGCCGTCTAATGACGGTTATACACAATGTTAATTAACAGGAGCAAGGGATGTTATGTAGTATCAACAGAGTAGGGTGTAAACATGTTTGGAAAGGAACAACCTGAAATCACTGATGAGCGCGACGTAGGCGACTATATCACCATGTTGCAACAACAAGGTAAACGCGAACTTCAGATGTTTTTATCAGGAGAAGAAGATGAAGTGGGTGGAGATAGCATCGAACCTACCAGTGGGCGGGAAGACTCAGACTGAGTGTCCTGAGAACTGTGGTAGTGGTGAGAAGTTATCTGTAACACACGACGTTAAAGAATATTGGTGTAACTGCTTTAGATGTGGTTACACCGATAATTACGACAAAGGTACTCTATCGTTAGCTCAACTCAAAGAGATAAAAGAGTTGAATGAGCGAGCTAAGAATGCCAATTTGAAAGTCGAATTACCGAAGGATGTAACAGATGACATACCACGAGAAGGAAGACTCTGGTTATACAGAGCTAGCATTAGTCCGAGTACGATTAAGAAGTATCGTATCCAATATTCAGAAGAGCATAGACGCGTTATATTACCTGTGTTCGATAGTTCAGGTAAGCTCATCTGGTATCAAGCCAGAGCAGTTCATCCAGAACAAGAACCTAAGTATATACAACCAAGCGCAGATAGAAGTGAAATTATGTTTGCCGCCAGAAGTAGAAAGACATCTTCACGAGCTATTATCGTTGAAGACATTCTATCAGCAATACGAGTCGGAGCTAGCGCAGATGCCTTCTCATTGCTCGGTACAAAAATTACGACCGCACAAGCTTCTAGACTTATGAAGTACGACCGAGTAACAACTTGGTTAGACTCAGACAGAGCGGGTAGAAATGGTGCCTATAAAATAGGTAAAGAACTAGGGTTAGTGACTGAGGTTGACAACATAGTAACAGACCAAGACCCTAAGATGTTAACTAATAAACAGATTAAGGAAATATTATGTCAATAGCACCAGATAAAGGCCATGAATTAAATCATGTGATGCTGGGTTTAAAACCTATAGCGTCACTAAGTAAAAAGAAAGACCCTGTACAATATGAGCGAGCATTAAAGCTACGTCATGTACAAGGTGTTGTAATAGTGCGTCAGACAGATGACGTTATTACTGTGTCTAAAGCAGATAATGCTAAGCTACACGCTGTATACACGATTCTTACTACCAAAGAAGCTAACAAGCTAGTACGTAGTAAAGAGGGTAAACAGGTGCTTATGGGTCGTATGTTTGGTTACACAGATAACCAGATTGCGGACTTCATTAAAGCAGACATTAAGTGTGATTGTGCTGAATGCAGGTGGGACGGATGAAGAAATACCTAGTATTTAACGCTGCATTAGATATCCTAGATTTCTGCGAAACGCAAGCAGAAGCAGACGAACGCGCAAAGACACTAGCAGCGCGGCACAACATTACAATATATGTGAGTACGATAACAAACAGGTGGCAAGTAGGTACGTACCGAACACCAATGTAGGAGGTCTTATCATTGATTTAGCATTACTACGTATTATTAAATACAAAGAACAATTCGACAAAGTACAACGTTATATACCTAACGCTGCTATTAGTAAAAAGACTAAGGCGATAGTATCTGACATACGTAAGTACTTTAAAGACAATCCCGAAGAGACAGTACTAGACTTTCCTTCATTCCGTAGTATGTTCTTTACAGTATGGCATAAGAACATGAACGACGAGTCTTGTGACTACTACAATAAACTGATTACTCGAATGGAAGAAGATGTTCCTGAAAGTGTGAAGAAGAACATTATTAACCAGCTACTTGAGTTAGAGTTTGCTACTAACGTTGGTAATATAATCAGTGAATACGAAGCAGGCGAAGAAATTGAAGTAGTACTGGAAGTATCAAAACTAGCGAATGCTGTGAAGGACGCACTAGTAAAGACTACAGGCGTAGAGTATGCAGGATTCGATGATGCTACAGTAGGTGACACTGACGACGATACAGGTTACGAGTGGCCAATAGCCATTATGAACGAGACCTACCGACGAGTACAAGGTGGTGACCAGTATATTGTTGCAGCGCGTCCGGGAAAAGGTAAAACAAGTTTCTTGACTCATCTAAACTGGAGTCTCGTACAGCAGATGCCAAAGAACAAATACATAGTATGGTTCAACAATGAATCAAGACGACAGCGTATTATGTCTAGGCAAATACAGTCAGCACTGAACAAAACGAACGGTGAACTGAAAGCACTCAAAGATAAAGGAGAGCTACGTGATGCATACATTAATGAAATGGGGTCTACTGATAGAGTGCGTGTTTATGATATTCACGGACAAAATAACATCTACCTCGAAGATATACTTGAAAATATTGGGTTGGATAATGTTGGTGCCATTGTCATTGATATGCTGGACAACGTTAAATTCCCTACGCGCCGTGATATTCGTGAAGACCAAAAGCTGGAGCAACTTTACCAGTGGTCGAGAGAATTAGGTGTAAAGTACAACTGTCCTGTCTTCCCAACATCGCAGATTAGTAATGAAGGTGCTGGTATGCAGTACCCAACTGAGAACATGTTGAAGGACTCTAAGACAGGTAAACAAGGTGCATGTGATGGTATCATAATGATAGGAGCTAGTGATGACCCACTACTTCAGAACAAACGATTCATATCAATGCCAAAGGATAAGAACAAACGTGAAGGTCTGCCAAAGATGCAAGCCGAAGTAACGTTTGATGCAGACAGAGGAAGATACATATGATAATATGGTTCACACAACATGCTATAGCAGATACAGCTGCCAAGATTGTACAAGGAAACAAAAAGAAGGCGGAAGAAGCAATAACTGAGGATACAGTAAGGAATTTAACTAAGGAGCTAGAACTTCTAAAAGAAAGTATTCACAGTAGACAACTAACGATTCGTGACTTGTATAGAAAGCTAGAAGAAGACATACTACGAAGTGATGACATCAACGGACAGATTAAAGAGCTAACTAAAAAGCGTGGTCGAATTGGACGCCACAGTGAGATAGTTAGTGACACTGTGTACCTAGCACATTGTAACGGGCAAGTGTACTGCAAACAGAAAGACTTATCCAATCAAAGAGCATACATTGACATGGGTGTATTATTTCATGATGAAGAATCAGCTAAGAAGTACATTGAAGAAGCTAAAGCAAGAGTGAGAGGTACATTATGAGTATTAGAACTTGGAAAGAGTTAGGAGAGAGTTGGGAGACTGCTCCCGAATGGGCGAATAGTGTTAGAGTAAATCCAGTGGGCGACTATTGGTGTGGTATATTAGAAGGTACTGGGGCAGTACACACACGCATTGGTGATAACGACATCTTTCCCGGACTACCACCATCGAGTAATCCTATTGCTCGTCGAGAAACATTTAAACCAGAAGCATCCGGTCTATCCTGTAACTACTACGTGGTAGACATTAAACAACCTACCTCTGTAGGTAAACCTTATACTGCGGAGTGTAACGATATTATAGAAGCTCTACAGATGAATGCTACAGAAGCTAATATATTCAAAGAGATTTGGCGGTCAAGTGCAGCAAAGGCACTAGGTAAGAAGAAGGCTGGTAACACAGACAGGCGCGGTGCTGAGAAGATTTCATTCTTCGGTATCCGGTATGCACTATTACATGGTGTACCACTAGAAGACCTTAACAAAACACTTAAACATATGAAGGTATCTAAACGATGAGTAAGTTAGTCGAGTACCTAATGCATATGGGTAACGATAACACTATTGCTAACACGGCTCGAGTATCAATGGGTTGTACTGACGATTGGTTAGAGTTACCAAGTGGTTATAGTGAAGATAGACGAGACAGTCTGATTAACTTCTTAGCCAGAGAAAGACATACATCACCTTTCAGACATAATGCAATTAGCATTCGCTGTAAGGTTCCTATTTTTATTGCCCGTCAGTTGGGCAAGCACCAAGTTGGCCTATCTTGGAATGAAGTATCACGTCGATATGTAGACGCAAATATTGAATTCTTTGAGGCACAAGGCACATGGCGCAAACGCCCAGATAAAAGTATCAAACAAGGTAGTGGTGGTCTGTTCGATGAGGTAACTCAAAGTATACTAGACGACCAATACGAAAATGTACTAGATGTAACTCTAGGTACGTATGAATCATGGATTGCGCAAGGTGTTGCTCCTGAAATGGCACGTATGATACTACCACAATCTATGATGGTAGAGTACATCTGGACTGGTTCACTAATGGCGTTTGCCCATGTATTCACGCTACGAGTTGATGCACATGCTCAAGTCGAAGCTAACAAGTTCGCAGTAGAACTTGATAAAGTAATACGTCCACTCTTTCCAAAGAGTTGGGCAGCATTAGTTGGAGCAGAAGGTGAGTTTACTAAATAATAAAGTACGAATGCAGACCTATAAGGAAGCATATACTTTTGACTACCCCGCATCTATAGAGTTTGCGGAAGCTCAAGAGAAAGTATTTTGGACAGCAAACGAAGTACATGTAGATAAGGACGTCCACGACATTCTTACAAACATGACAGAGGCAGAACGGCATGGGGTTATTACTACTCTTAAGTTGTTCACACTATACGAATTAGTAGCTGGTAATGAGTACTGGGGAGGTCGCTTTAAGCGGATGTTCCCACGCCACGATATCAGACAGATGGCTGCTACATTCGCATATACAGAATTAGGTATACATGCACCTTTCTATAACAAGATTAACAAAGCACTTGGTTTAGATACCGATGAGTTCTACACAGATTATGTGAATACTCCAGTACTAAAAGAACGCATGGAGTTTATAGACGCCATGGTTGACCATAAAGATGATTTAATATCATTGGCTGCGTTCAGCTTAGTTGAAGGTGCTGTACTGTATAGTGCATTCGCCTTCCTGAAACACTTTCAAGCAAACGGTAAGAACAAACTACTGAATGTGGTGTCTGGAATTAACTTCTCTGTAAGGGATGAAAATCTACATGGTGAAGGTGGTTCATGGGCTTTCAGACAGTTATTAGCTGAGAAGCTAGAAGCTGGTATGGAAGTAGACCCAGTGGCACTGCAAGCTAAAATCTATAAAGTAGCAGTTGAGTTATACAAACATGAAGCAGCGATTATAGATATGCTGTTTGAAAAGGGTGATATTGAAGGTATTACAAAGACAGACATGAAAGAGTTCGTAATGAGCCGGATTGATGTTTGTTTAGGTAAACTTGATGTAGACCCATGGTTCAAACTAGGTAGCACATCTATCGAGAAATGGTTCTACAAAGACATTAACATGATTAAGTTCGGTGATTTCTTTGTTGCTGTATCTGCGGAGTATAATCGTAATTGGAAGGAGAATGGTTTCATATGGCAACTGAATACGAACGTTTAAGTAAAGAACGAAAGCAACTACAAGCCAAAGCAGAAGTACCTGACTGGATGACAACTGGTGGTTACCAGATGTTTAAATCTAAGTACATGTATAAAGGAATTAATGTTAACGATACATTCTGGCGTATAGCTAAATGTGCTGCTAAGCATATGGGTTCCTGTAAACAATCATGGGCTGATGACTTCTACGCGATTCTTAGTAGAGGTTGGTTTGGTGCATCAACACCTGTACTAGCTAACATGGGAACAAATCGTGGAATGCCAGTGTCATGTAGTGGACAAGTAGTTGGTGACAGTATTGACGAATTTTATAAGTCAGCTCATGAGTTAGCTGTACTTACTAAAGATGGATTTGGTACATCGTCTTACCTTGGCGACATTCGGAGTAGAGGCAACTCAATTTCCGTAGGTGGCACAGCATCAGGAGTGCTTGACGTTATAACTTCCTACGTGGAGGTAATGCGCAAGGTAAAACAAGGGCAAGCCCGAAGAGGAGCATGGGCAGGCTACTTGCCAATCGACCACGGTGATTACTATGAAGTAGTTAATTACCTAGAACATCATCAAGACGACCTAAACTTAGGTTGGGTTGTAACAGATGAGTTCATAGAGCGATTAAAGGCAGGTGACACGGACGCAACGAGACGCTTACAAAGAGCTATGAAGGTGAAAGCTGTAACCGGAAAAGGTTATTTCTTCTTCGTAGACAAAGTGAATCGAGCCAGCCCTCAGATGTACAAGGACTTAGACCTTAGTGTGAAGGCCAGTAACCTTTGTATTGAGATTGCATTACACAGTGACCCAGAACACTCGTTCACGTGCGTACTAGGTTCTATGAACTATGCTAAGTATAATGAATGGAAAGATACTAACGCTATTCAAATAGCAACAGTCTTCTTAGATTGTGTTGTATCTGAGTTCTTAGAACAGGCTAAAGGTAAGTCAGGTTTTGATAAGGTAGTTCGTGCCACTGAGAAGTCACGAGCAATTGGTTTAGGTGCATTGGGATTACATACGTACCTACAACAAGAGGGTATTCCGTTCGAGTCTTTCGAGGCGCATATGCTGAATAACCGTATCTTTAAAGAACTACATGACGAAACACTTAAAGCCTCTCAATTCCTAGCAGATGAGTTAGGTGAACCTGAGTGGTGTAAGGGTCATGGTGTACGTAATACTCACCGGACTGCTATTGCGCCTACAACTACCAACGCATTGATTTGTGGTGGTGTATCTCAGGGTATTGAGCCTGTAGTAGCTAACTTATATAACCAACAGACAAGTGCTGGTGTGTTGTACCGTGTAAACCCGGTGTTCCTAGCGTTAGCTAAAGAGCGTGGTGAGTTTACTGACGAGTTAGTGAAAGACTTAGCAGAAGAGACTGGTGGTTCTGTACAACACTTAGATTGGTTAACTGACCATGAGAAGGAAGTGTTCAAGACAGCGTATGAGATTGACCAGAAAGCAATCATTCGTATGGCTGCTGCACGACAACCACATATCTGTCAGTCACAATCATTGAACCTATTCTTTGATGCAGACGAAGACGAAGAGTACATTATGGAAGTTCACCAAGAAGCTTTCCTTAATGAAAACATTTTAGGTCTGTACTACATGCGAACTAAAGCAGGTGTGCAGGCGAGTAAGGGAGATTGCAAAGCCTGTGAGTAGCGTAAGTAATTTAACAGAGCAAGAAATCGAGAATATGAGTACAGCTGAGTTAGCATTTGCTATCGGTTGTTGGCATGAAGAACGTAACTTAATCGACGGTTCAACTGACGAAGCACAGTTCACTAAAGGTTTTGAAGAGTTTGTAGAAGTCTATATGGCACTGCATCCGGGAACATCACCTATCGACTGTGTGACGGATTTGACAATGATGTTGTTGAAGATGTTGAATAAAGGGCGTATTAAGACAGACCCAGATGGTAGTACACTAGCTGACTCTATCGGTGACGTTAACGTTGTACTGATTAATCATGCAGTTCGTAATAACCTGACGTTGGCCCAGTGCCTTCGTAATGCATTACTAGATATCAAAGACCGCAAAGGTAAGATGATTGACGGTGTGTTTGTAAAAGAAGCTGATTTGTAATTACTTGGTTGTGTTTGCAAATCAAAGCGAGTGACTGATAACACTATAACATGCGCAAGACAGTGAGTCTGTTACCTACAGAAAGGAGGTGATACCTATCTTCCAGACGCTCCACTGGGTTAATAAATGGAGCACTAACTATCCCCGTAATTCGGTAGAGTGAAGGCGTACGATTCATTGAAGGTTCAAGTCCTTCTACGGGGAGCTACTTATTTACCACTAACTTAGCATAATGTAACCGTATTATGAATACGACACCGACGGGTGTGAGTACGGTGGCGATAACTTGTAGTCTAAAAACTTCTCTAGGGTATACACTATTGGAGGTACTGTAGGTGAAGGCTTAATGCACCAAACGTTAAGGGTGGGGATACTCGTGTGAGTAGTTAGTGGTAAATAAGGAGAAGCGAATGAAAACATTTGAAACAACAGCAGGGGAACTCACAGTAGACTTTGAAACGTTCGATGGTGCTCCCTTATTCACAGTAATACATAACGGAGATGTTGTAGTAGAAGAGTCGGAGAGCTGTGTGCGTTTGAGTAATCACCAAGCTTATCAACTAGCGTTACACGTACTAACGAACATCGAAGTACAAGACAGTAGAGGAGGAAACTAATGAGAGTACTTACCTTTGATTTAGAAGTACAGAACCATACGCTACATAAGCGGAAGGCTTCTCCTTTCGACAAAAGAAACTACATAGTAGAAGCAGGGTGGAAAGTTAACAACGGGCCAGTACAGAGTAAACGTTGGGACGCGTGGCACCGTGAGTCTGTTATGGATGAACAATTCAACTCACTTGAGAAAGGTGATGTGATTGTCGGATTTAATATAAAGTTTGATTTGTTATGGGTATGGCACCAAGAGTCACTACAGAACGCACTAAAGCGCGGTGTACGCATCTTCTGCTGCCAGTACGCAGAGTACCTACTAGGTGGTCAGACTAAAGAAGTACAAATGACTTCAATGAATAACGTCGCTGAAATGTACGGTGGCGGTTGTAAGATTGATGCTGTAAAAGAACTGTGGGAAGAGGGATACTTAACATCGGAAATCCCACCAGACTTACTACACGATTACCTCTGCGGCGATGGTGATGAGATTGTAGGTGACGTAGAGAATACGTACCGTATCTTCCGTGGGCAAGTTAAGCGTATGAAGGAAGAGCATCCTAAAGAATTTAGAACAATGATAAACTTCCGTATGGACGGTTTATTAGCAACAACTGAAATGGAATACAATGGTGTTTACTGTAACGGTGAAGTCGGAGAAGAACTACGTAAAGGTCTAGTATCAGAGATTGAACGCACTACAGCAGAACTTGAATCATTTATTCCTGAACTACCACCAGAGTTAGTATTTAACTGGGGTAGCAACGTACACAAATCATGTTTAATATTTGGTGGCGTGGTGAAGTACCAAAAATGGGTAGCACACACTGATGAGAACGGTAACTTAATCTACGCTAAGAAGACTATTCAACAGCCACTGTTCAACAACGAACCAGTGCCTAAAGAAGAGTGTATCTTAGCAGGTCAGTTATACGTGAGAGAAGTACCGGAGGGCCAAGGTTTTGAGCACAAAGGAAAGTTCTATCAGACGCAAGACCGATATAAAAGTGGAAAGAAAGCTGGATTGGGTAAGTTTAAGAACGTTACAGTCCCTGACGAAACTAAGCCTAAAGGTGCGAAGAAAGACCACTACTTCAAGTTCGATGGGTTTGTTAAGCCTCATCACTCTTGGAAGTCAGAGACAACAGACGCTTACGATAACCCATTATACAGCACAGGAGCTGAGGTTATTAAGAAGCTTGCACAACGTGGACTCAAGTTCACTGACGCGCTCGCTAAAAGAACGACTCTTGATAAAGATTTGGGAACATATTACTGGAAGGAAGATAAGAAGGGTAAACGTAAAGGAATGTTGTGCCTCATTGATGACGATGGAATCATTCACCACGGACTCAAGCATTCGAGTACTGTTACCAGTCGCATGTCTTCGTCCGACCCCAACCTACAGAATATACCGAGAGGTGATAAGAGCAACGTTAAAAAGATGTTCCAATCACGATTTGGGGATGGAGGAAGAGTTGGAGAGATTGATTACAGTCAGTTGGAGGTTGTAGTACAAGGCGTATTAAGTGGTGATGAGAACCTGCGCCGAGACTTAAACAATCGTATTGACTTTCACTGTAAACGACTGGCTGCGAAGTTAGGTGAGGACTACGACGAGGTTAAACACAAGGCTAAAGTGCTAGAAGTACCTGAATACACAGTGGCGAGAACTAACGCTAAGATATTCTCATTCCAACGTGCGTATGGTGCTGGCGCTGAGACAATCGCACAGTCAACTGGTATGCCACGTAGTGAAGTTGATGCCCTAATTGCAGCCGAAGAGAAGTTGTATCCAGGAGTAGTAGAGTTCGATAAGCAACTTGAAACTACTATTAACAGTAATCGTATACCAACAAGTAATAAAATATTTATCGAAGGTGTAGCATTCTCTCAAGGTGAAGCACACTGGGATAGTCCTACTGGAACACGTTATATATGGCGTGAAGGTGAGACTCCTGAGTTCATGCATAAGCATGGTAAGTACACTGGATTCAGTCCTACAGAGCGTAAGAACTACCCCGTACAAGGTTTCGGTGGTGAGATTGTGCAGACTATGTTAGGACGGGTATTCCGTTATATGCTAGAGAACGACCGCTTTGGTGGTGAAGTACTTCTAGTAAATACAGTACACGACTGTGTATGGTTAGACGGTAAGAATGATAAAGTAGAGAAGGTATGTAAAGAAGTACAAGGTATCTTAGAAGATGTTCCTAATACTTTCAATACAGCATACCCTGACACTTTAAACATTGACGTACCATTCCCGTGTGAAACAGAAGTAGGCAGCGACTTCTTCGATATGACAGTTATTCATTAAACAGAAATATTAAACCAATAGTAAGGATTAAACATGGATTTTTCAAAATTAGGTCAAGCCGCAGCAGCAGCTGAGGATATGACGAAGAACAAATCATTTGAACGTGAACTTCCACGGGCAGGTGTAGCACTACTACGATTCCGCGACTACATTGAACTTGGCCGCCACGAGTCAAAGAACCCAGCACATAAACCGGCACTGAAAGCAATGTTGGTATTTGAGCTAAACCATCCTGACCATATGATTGAGATTGATGGTAAGAAAGTACCTTCTATTATTACTATCCGTACTAATAAAGGTTCCACCAGCAAGTCCGGCTTTAAGAAGCTGTTCAACGTAATGAACAAAGCTTGTGGCGGTGATAAGCAACACTTCGTACAGATGATTGGTATGCCGTTCTTAGGTGAGATTTACCACAACACTGTAGGTGAAGGTGATAAGAAGCAAACCTACGCAAACTTGGACTCAGAAGGCGCGTGGTCATTACGAGCTCCTGTGCAAGTAGATGCACTAACCAATTCTCAGACTGAGATTCCTGTACGTGAGCTAGACGGTACACCTAAAGTATTCCTGTGGGAAAGTCCGGGAATTGAAGACGATGACATTAAAGCAATGTGGGAATCTATCTACATCGAAGGTGAGCGTGAAGTAGAAGACGCTAAGACCAAAGAGAAGAAGACTATCTCTAAGAACTGGATTCAAGAAACCATTATGAAGAATCTGGAATGGGAAGGTTCAACTACTCAAGCACTTACTGAGGAACATGTGAACCTTGATGAAGAGGGTGAAGAAGGTAGTGAAGGTACACAAGAACAAAACCTGTCTGCTATGTCCGATTCTGCCTCTGCTGAGCCTGCCTCAGAAGACGGTGATGACGATTTAGATTACTAGCCTATGGTTGGTCAGAGTTAGGGAGAAATCCCTTCTCTGGCCTACTCAGTTAGTTTAAATGCCATAAGAGGATTCTAGAATGGATTTAAGTAAGATTGGTAAAACTGCTGCTGAAAATGACAGTGTGCAGAGAAAGATAGTAAAAGGACGTGTACTACAGTATGACGCAGACTTCGCTTGCTACGAAGTGTCAGACTTAGAAGAACCTGTTACAAAGAGTTTCCAGCGTTTGCTTGACCACATTGAAATGAAACGGGCTATGGTAGGTGCAGAGCGTGTGAATGCTTTCATCACTTTAGGTGAGAAGTCAGGTCGTGAAGATATGGCCACTGTTAAAGAGTACCAAGAGAACCGTGACCCAGACAAACCTATTAAAGTAAGAGTACGAGAGTTGCGTCATATGCTGGCTAACTTCGAAGCTACTCCGACCATCACACCAGTTATAGGATTGAATTATGAAGCAGATGATCTTATGTGTATGTACCAATCGGCTAACCTCGATAATTCCATCCTCATGTCAGGTGACAAAGATTTGTGGATGGTACAAGGACAACATGCTGATGTACGAACAGGGCGAACTTGGCTTGTGGAAGGTTATGAAAGTACAAGGTACAAAGAAGTAGGTAATGTAAAACCTAAACTTGTAGGAACTGGTTACTCTTGGTTCTGGCACCAGATGATTATGGGTGATACAGCAGATAACATTCCCGGACTGCCCAAGATTCATAACAGTCTGTTAGATGTGTATACACCATTGAAGTCTGGTAAACCACGTAAAGATGGTTTAGCTCAGTGTGGTGAAGCAAAAGCTGTAGCAATGTTATTAAATGCTAGAGATTGTAAAACAGCAGCTAAACGAGTGTATGACGCATACTGGCGTACATACGGTGGTGAGGCTATGGAACGATTCATCGAACAAGCATACCTACTATGGATGCAACGTGATGATAACCCATGGGACGTATTGTATTATATGCGTGACAATGCTGGTTTGAAGTTATCGCCAAGTCTAAGACAGATTGCTGTCATCGGTGAGTTCAAAGAACGTAAACTTACAAGACAACGATTAAAGGAAAGTTAATGCGAGTAATTATCCCAGTTAATGAACTACAGGAAGGCGAAGAGTCAGTAACGTTAATGAGCGTTGACTTCGGTGAAGTATCTGAACGAGTAGCCAAACGTAAGTTCCGAGTAGTGTTGAAGGAGTGGGGAATCCCTGTACGACAACATAAACGTATTATCAAAGAGTACTTCCCAAACAAGAAGTGAGTGATGTATGGAACCCAATAAAGAAGAAGCCAATGTGTGTACTATCATTGCTGTATTAATTGGTGCGTTCTTCGCCTGTAGTGCGATAGCAGAGATAGCAGGATGGTGTGTAATATGAGAACAGTAAGATTAGTAACAGTAGATGTAAGAGAAGTAACTTGTGCGCATGGTGCAGAATTCTTCAATATAGCGAGTGCAGATGACGAGTGGCAACGAGTAGGTGTTGCCGGCGAACCGGAAGTTATACAGACAGCTATCCCTTGTCGTATAACACACTTCCGAAGAAGACATGGTAATGAAACATTAGATACCTACCTAGCTATAGACCCACGTGTTAAGGAAGAACTAGCACTATTCCGTGGCCCAGACTTAGTAGAGGGTATTAAGGAGCGGTGGGATGCAGAAGTACGCACACTGAAAGAATACCTACGTACAAATAGAAACGTAAGAGATAATCTACGCACTCAGTTAAAAGACCTACATGAAGCTAGTGTCGGGCAACGTATTAAGTGGGTGTTTACAGGAGTTCCGCGATGAGCTTAAACATTAAACCTCAGAAAGCAAAACATCTGCACTTAGAAGCAGAGAAGAAGAAACCAGCATTTGTAGGAAAGAAGTATGCAATATTTGAAAAGTATGATGGTTGGTATGGGTATCTGGATTTTCCTAGTTGTGTCATACACTCACGTGCCTTACGCGAAATACCCGCTCTTCGTGAACTATCCGATGCGATTAGAACGAACAGTCCGACGACTCGTGGCAGGTTAATCTTCGAGATTATGATTGATGGTTTAGAGAAGAACTCATTCAGTGAATTGAATGGTATCCTAAACCGTAAGTACGAACAGGCAGATGGTGCCTATATAATCGTGCATGATTACATCCCCGAGTGGAAGTTTGACGTACCATTCAAGACAAGGTTCGCCTTTGCACAAGAGATTGTAAATCGTATTGATATGCAGGAAGTAGTGATTGCTCCTGTCATTGCAGTTAGCACCGAAGTAGAGCACTGGAAAGAAGCTGCATTCGATGTATGGACTGATGGTGGTGAAGGTGTAGTACTTAAAGACATTAATGCGCCGTACTACCCAGACAAACGTAATGGCTCACTCCTTAAAATAAAGGAAGAAGTCACCGTAGAAATGAAGGTACTAGAAGTTATCCGTGGGCAAGGTGAACATAGTCACATGGCAGGTAAGCTGCTCTGTATTGATGAAGTTAACCAGAAGCACGAGATTGGTCTAGGTATGATGAAACATGAACAACGTGAGTCAATCATGAAAGACCCATTCTCTATTGTAAATAGTGTAGTAGAGATTAAGGCTATGAAGAAGTTGAAGGACGGTTCATACCGCGAACCTCGGTTCCTAGCTATCCGCTACGACAAAGAAGTGCATGAACTTGGCTAAATCAATGTTCCAAAAGGTGTGTGAGGCAGTTAAGCAGAATATTGAGGAATGAACAGTGGCGAGAAGACTAAAAGTATCTGAGTTGGCATCAGTACGAAAGCAGTTGGTAACAAAGCAAAAGAACCGTTGTACAATATGTAGTAAACCATTCACAGCAAAGGACGACGCAGTTGTTGACCATTGCCATGACACAGGGTTTATTCGAGGAGCAGTGCATAGGTCTTGCAACCAAGCAGAAGGAAGAGTGAAAACTAAAGCTAGATTAGGACACCGTGGGGTTGGTGCGTATGAATACATTATCGGTTTAGGTAAATACCTAGAGTCTCATAGTAAACCACACTTACAGCTACTCCACCCAACACACAGAACCGAGGACGAGAAGCGTATCGAACGGAACAAGAAAGCGCGTAAGTTAAGGGCAGCAAAGAGAGCAAAGTAATGTTAGACCAGCAAATAGCATGGGAAAAAGAATGTCTCAAACGAGGCTCAGAACGTTACTACGCTAACCAAGATAGGTTACGGGAACAAGGTGCAGGCGATACAACGGATGTTATGTCGCACCTTATCCAAGAACGTTTACAAGATACAGCAGATTACTTAAAAGATTTAGTAGAGGACAACTCAGTTGGACGTAATGCTAAATACAATCGAGTAATCAGAGTTGCTGCACAGGGAGACTACTTAGTACTAGCTTATCTAGGATTGAAGTCAGTACTCAAAGGTATACAAATCCCTGAGAAGAACTCGCTAATGAAAGTTACACTGGACATTGGCTCACGCATTGAAGCAGATATTAAATGCAAGATGTTTGAAGCTACTAAGCCAGAGTATTTTGATGTAGTACGTAAGTCATTCGCTCAGCAGAATGTTACTGACTACGTACATAAACACAAAGTCATGATGAAGAAGTTCAGTGACTTCGAGCTAGAGTGGGATGATTGGACTTCCTTAGAGAAGGTTCAGATTGGCTCACGAGTAATACGAGCAATACTAAATACGTTTGGTGACGTTGTGTTTATGCACAAGGAGTACCGACGTAACAAGACAATATACATTCTTGAAACTACAGCGCAGTTTGATGATTGGGCTGCTGAGTTCGAGAAGGAGCGTGGTTTATTGTACCCAATGTACCTACCACTTAAAGTTCCACCTCGTGCGTGGGAAGATAATGTAACAGGAGGTTACTATCACCCTAGTCTACGTATGCGATTCATTAAGACCAAAGGTCGTGACCATCGTCAGTTCGTAGAGGAAAGTATGCCTAAGCAACATATGGACGCTGTTAATAAGATGCAACGTACAGCTTGGCAGATAAACGAGGATGTATTAAAAGTACAAGAAGAGATATACCAGAAAGGTCTAGGTATTGGTATGCCGAGTAATCGGATTATCGAACGTCCTCCATTCCCTGAACATCTACGGGAGATTGAGAAGGAAGACTTAACTGATGAACAGAAGCTTGAAGTCCGTGATTGGAAGATGCAAGCTAAGTCCTCGTATGGTCGGGAACGACAACGTAAAGGGCAAGTCCTAGCATTCATGCAGTCACACAAGTTAGCCAAAGAACTTAGACAATGGAACAAGTTCTATTTTGCTTACTCCTGTGATTTCCGTGGTCGGATATACTGCGCCACAGCCGGCCTGTCGCCTCAAGGTGCTGACACGGCTAAGGGTCTGCTTAGATTCCAAAAGCCCGTCAGACTGGGACACAGCGGCCTTAAATGGCTTGCTATCCAAGGGGCGAATACCTTTGGTGAAGATAAGCTAACCTATCAAGACCGAGTGCAGTGGATTAAGTCACAAGAACCAAATATACGACAAGTTGTAGAAGACCCAATCAATTCACGTGAGTGGTGGGGAAGTGCAGACAAACCGTATCAGTTCTTAGCATTCTGTTATGAGTGGGCAAGGTCTAACTATGGTAAGAACCCAGAAGCAATGGGACATTTACCAGTAGGGCTTGATGGTTCGTGTAACGGACTACAACATTTCTCAGCTATGTTACGTGATGAAGTAGGTGCTAAGGCAACTAACTTAATTGACGTGCCAAAGCCAGAAGATATCTATCAGGAAGTAGCTGACCTAACAACTAAGAAGTTGAAGAAGTTAGTTAATGAGCCTGAGAACGAGTACGCAGCAGTATGGTTGCGTGTGGGTATAAACCGTAAGTGTGCAAAACGACCAGTAATGACTTTGCCTTACGGTGCTACAAGAACGTCTGCTCGTGAGTATATCTTCGAGTATGTACGAGAGAATTGGCGTAAGTTCAATCTGCCTGACAAAGAACAGTTCTTAGTAGCTAACTACCTGACACCTATTTTATGGGAAGCTATCGGGGAAGTAGTGATAGCAGCTAGAGCAGCAATGGACTGGTTGCAGAAGAACGTAGGTGAAGGTTATTGTAAGTGGCACAGTCCACTAGGTTTCCCTATATTCCAATACTACAAACATGCGAAAGGTCAGGACGTTAAGACACAGATTGACGGACGTATACTTCTTAAAGTACGAGACTTAGATAGCCGTGGTGAACCTAAGAAGTCAGAGCAACGGAATGGTGTAGCTCCAAACTTTGTCCATAGTATTGATAGTTCACATATGGTACTCACTATTAATGGTACTAAGCTAGAAGACTTGGCAATGATTCATGATGACTACGGCACTCATGCTGGTAATACAGAAGAGTTATTCAAAGTCATTAGAAAGTCATTCCTGTATATGTACTCGAACTATACTCCATTACATGACTGGGGTGAGCAGGTAGGTGCAGACATGGACACCATACAGAAAGAAGGTACATACAACATTAAGTCTATACTAGATGCTGATTACTTCTTTGGTTAAAGCAACCTTATAAGGATTACTATTATGAACTTAAAGTTACTAGATGAGTGGCATACTTTAACAGTACCCGAACGACGAGATAAACTTGTAGAGTTAGGGCGAGTATGTAAAGAACTCGAAGGTGACGTAGGTGTGGATATTGAACCAAAGGTATACTCAGCAGATGGTGTGTATGCTCGTGAGATATTCATACCGAAAGGAACTGTGCTGGTGGGTGAGATTCACCTACTAGCTCAGATTAATGTAGTGTCAAAAGGTAAGATACGTGTAGCGACAGAGGAAGGTGTGAAAACCGTAGAGGCTCCGCACACGTTCGTTAGTCCAGCAGGAACTAAACGAGCAGGTTACGTACTTGAAGATACTGTCTGGACAACATTTCTACCAACTGACAAAACATCCGACGAAGACGTATACAAGGAGTTCATAGCTCCTGACTACAATACATTGGATAAACAATTGGAGAATAAATAATGTCATTCGTTGCAGCAGCAATTGCCGTGACTGCCGGAGCTACACTATACTCTAGTAAGCGTCAGCGGGATGCTCAAAAACAAGCTCAGAAAGATGCAAAGTTAGATGCATACGAGGCGGAGAGTCAAGCACGTAAAGCAGAAGTATTCGCCGAGACTGAGGGCGAAGGTCAAGGTCAATTAGGACAAGTGAGTCTAGAAGTAGACGATGAGTTGGACGAAGATGAAGAATCTAACTCTAACGTAAGTATTTAAGGAGTTATGATGGAGTTGAAGTCATTACAATCTAAATACTTGACTGGTGAGTTTAAACTGAAAGGTGAGTTCCTATCAGGTTCTGGTCAACGTGAGACTATTCTAACAAACGCTGAGCGATACGCAGGGTGGACATTACCACGACTGTTCCCTCGTGACCCGTTATTAGAGTATGACGAAATGCAGAACGATTTCCAGAGTGTTGGCGCACAAGCAGTTACTAATCTAGGTAATAAGATTATGATGGCTTTATTCCAACCAGCGAAACCATTCTTTCGTATGACGCTTACACAAGACCAACGTCAAGCATTAGTAGACAATGGTATATCAGGCGCACAAGTAGATGCATCATTAGCGGAGTCAGAACGTGAAGCTATGAGAGAACTAGATAAGATAGGTGCGCGGGTATCTATGATTGAGATAGTTCAGCAGTTAATCGTTACTGGTAACACTATGTTGTATATCGCCCCTGACGATAAGCTAAACGTATACTCACTACGAGACTATGTTATTCAGCGTGACTTACGTGGAACACCCACTAAGATTATAATTCAAGAATCTAAGGTAGTTAATACACTAAGTGACGAACTAGCAGCACTCGCTATGTCTCAAGGCTATAATGAAACGGATGAAGTATCCCTGTACACAGGTATCTGTCGTGTAGGTAAAGACCGGTTCATGGTATGGCAAGAACTAGAGGATATGTGCTATTGCCACAAGAGAGTAGGCTATTATACAGAGGACACGTTACCGTGGATTCCTCTAACATGGACACTAGCTCGTGGTAAAGACTACGGCACTGGATTAGTAGAAGAGTACGCAGGTGACTTCCATACACTGAGTACACTAGCAGAAGCAATGCTAGATTATGCAACTGTAGTGACTGACGTTAAGAACTTAGTGAACCCAACAGGGATGACTGATGTTCGAGCATTAACAGAAGCACCATCGGGAGCGTACGTACAAGGTCGTCAGGAAGACTTATATGCTTACACTGCATCTAAGGATATGGCGCAAGCTAGTCAGTTCCTAAATGAAAGATTCGATTCAGTAGCTAGACGAGTAGCATCAGCATTCCTACTTAACAGTCAGGTAACTCGTGATGCAGAACGTGTAACAGCAGAAGAAATCCGAATGCAGGCCCAGGAACTTGAAAGTTCTCTAGGTGGTGTGTATTCAAGATTAGCAAGTGAGTTACAGTTACCGTTAGCAAAACGTCTACTAAGAAAGATAGACCCAGCGTTCAAAGATATTGAGCCAACGATAGTTACGGGTTTCGACTCACTTAGTCGGAATAGTGAATTAGACAACATTCGAGCTTTACTACAAGACTTAGCAGGTGTAGCAGCACTACCAGAGACAGCACAAGCATGGATTAAGATGGACGACTTCATTGCAACATTAGGCGCAGGACATGGTGTTGATTATCAGAAGTTCCTGAAAGATGCTGATACAGTCAAAGCTGAGAACAAGGCCCGAATGCAAGCACAGGCTCAGGCTGCTGGTATGGAAGCAAAGGCAGTAGAGCAAGGTAAAGGTGGTAATTAATGTTTATTTTTAAACACAAGTTAATGGAAGAGGCAGGCAGTGGAGAGCAACCGCAAGGTGGTGGCGCTCCTGCACAAGAAGGTCAGCAACAACCTACTCCTACTGATAACTGGAAGGAAGACCCTCGATTAGACGAGAATGGTAATCCAAAAGAAGAAGCTCCTAACGAGGCACCTCAAGGTAATGAGCAGCCTAATAAGGATGAAGATTCAGGTAAAGTAGAAGATAAGACAGAAGATAAAACAGAAGGTCAAGATAGCGAGACACCTAAAGAATTTGATGGTGAACGACTATTAGACACTCCTGTAGTATCACAAGTTGAATCTCTAATTAAAGATGCTGGACTTGACCCTAGTGATATTGCTAAAGCAGTATCGACAGGAGACGGTAAACTAAGTACAGAAGCATTGAAAGCTTTGTCTGAGAAGCATGGTGACGCAGTAGCATCACTCGTAGCTAACCAGTTACAAAGTTTCCATAAAGAAGCTCAGTCTCGTGCACAAGCTCGTGACAAAGCAGCATTCGACCATGTACAGGAAGCATTCAAAGACGTTACTGACCAAGACGGACAGAAGACGTGGACTGAGCTTTCAGGATGGGCTAAAGAGAACATCCCTAATGATGAGCGTAAAGAGATTAACAAGTTGTTGCAACAAGGTGGTATTGCTGCCAAGTATGCACTGGACGACTTAGTTAATCGCTTCAAGTCATCAGACTCATTTGTACAAAATGCAGACCTAGTATCAGGTGATAGTGCAGTTAATGATAACGGCCTAGTACCTATTAGTAAGCAAGAGTACTCAACTAAACTACGCGAACTCGAAGCGAAAGGTCACGTATACGGACAATCTAGCGAGATGGACAAGCTAGACCGTCAACGTGTAGCCGGTCAACGACGTGGTATTTAAACAAGACATTTCCTAGGAGAAATAATAAATGTCAATTATTGGACAACCAGTAGCAACACAGCAAGTACGTTCTGGTCATCAGGGTGGCATCGACACTGGTAACATCAACCCACTGTACATCGAACAGTATGGCGGTGAAGTTGAACATCGGTTCTTGAAAGACAGCTTTATGCGTCAGTTCTTCAAGTTCAAATCAGTACGTGGTACAGACACAATTACTAATGACCGGATGGGTCATACGGCACTACAGAAAGTATCTCGTGGTGTTCGCCCGAATGACTCAAGCCCTACCTTTGATAACATCTCTGTTAAAGTAGACACTATCGTTCTAGCACGTACTAACCAGTTCCTACTTGACGACTTCCTATCTCACATTGATGTTCGTAAAGAAGTAGGTATTGAACACGGTAAAGAAATCGGTAAATTCTTCGATGAGTCATTCATCGTACAGGCTATCAAAGCATCACAGATTACTAACGTAGACCCAGCGGGTAACTCTACCGGTGGTTGGGAAGATGCAGTTAACCCCAGTGCCGCAGTAGTGCCATCTAATGTTGTTCGTACAGCACCAGAAGGGTTCCAAGGTGGTACTGTAGTAGTACTAAATGCAGCAGGGGATGAAGAAGACCCTGACCTGTTAGAACTGGCTATTCAAGACTTATGCCAAACCATCGAAGAGAAAGACGTTGATATCACTGATGCAGTGTTATTGATGCGTCCTGCCCAGTACTACACTCTGTTGAAGAACGATAAGTTGCTGGATAAAGACTTCTCATCTATGAATGGTGATTACGCTCAAGGTAAAGTACTTAAAGCGAACGGTGTTCGTCTACAAGTTACTAACCGTTTCCCTAAGCAGGCTGACGTGGGTCAGACCCATTACCTGTCTAACGCTGGTAACGGTAATGCATACGATGTAACTCAAGCAGATGTGAACTGTAAGGTTCTTCTGATGATGCCTAAAGCACTATTGGCTGGTGAGACTATCCCTCTTACTTCCAAAGTGTATTACTCAGACATTGAATTACAGTGGTTCATTGACTCATACCTTGCGTATGGTGTTACTCCGAACCGAGCTGAAATGGCTGGCGGTATATATACATCGACCCCGACTACAGCTTAATTAGTTAGTAATAGCTAGTAATACTTTCAAGCACATTACGTAGTGTAGTGTGCTTTATAAGTACTATTGGTACTGAACATATGTGGGTTCCTCCATATATGTTTTTTCTTTGCAAAGGAAAAGAACGTATGACAGAACTAGAAGCAATGAACATGTTGCTACGATTGATTGGTTCGTCACCTGTAAACAGCTTGAGTACACCTCATCCTGATGCAGCGAACGCTAAAGTCACACTGGATAGGATTCGTAAACAGTTCCAACGTAAAGGTTGGTGGTTTAACGTAGATTATAAAATCACAATGAATCCTGATAGTAATGATGAGATTAAATTACCTAGCACTTATAGCACAGTAATATTTCAGGACAGTAGCTTAATCAAACGTGGTAAATATGTATACAACAAGATAGAACAGACTAACAAGATGTATCAGCCGGTCATTATAGAACGTGCTGTTAATACTCTTGATTGGGATGAGCTACCACAATCAGTACAAGAATACTGTGCTTACTTCGCAGGTAGTCAGTTTATTCGTGATGAGTTAGAAGACCCTCAGAAAGAGGCAAACCTTCAACAGTCAGCAACGCAAGTTCTGATTGATATTCGTCAACAAGACTTAGAAGAAAGTAAGTTCAACATGTTTAACAAACGGAGAGTGTTACAAGCTCGTGCTGGTGTATCACCATATAGCCGAGGAACACAGCGCTTCTTCGGAACACCAGATGCGTAAGGAGGATGTATGCGTATAGAAGATTCGTACCCAACTCCTGTACTTGGTGTGAGTACGTTACCTCCAAGGAATAGACTACAAGGGCAAGCTGGATTACAGAAGAATTTCCGTTCTGACCCGATTCAGCGCCTCACCAGACGGCCCTCGCTGGCCTACACGGGGAGTTCTCTTTTAGTCGATGGGATAGCAGCCGCTGATGTTTTTCACCACTCCTACGAGCGTGATGGCAGCACATATACGATTGTTGTGGATAAATCTAACGGGGCTATGTACGGCTTCGTAGATAATCAAGCAGTAACGATGGGTGGTGACTTGAGCGCAAGTTATGGGCCTAACTTAGTCGCACAGACTATAGACCATAAGACGTACATACTAAACAAAGACACAGTAGTAACAATGTTACCGGCAACGGACGAGAACACAATAGAACGTGTAAGTCATATGAATGTGACTACTGCCCTTGCATATGGAGAGACTGTTAAAGTAACACTGATAGAAAGTAACGGCACACGTACTACTTACTCATTCTCTGTACCTGACTTGTACGACCCAGCTAACCCTAATGACCCACCAGACTACGACACTGCTGACAAGGCGCGAGCGACAGCTAATGTTGCTGAGAAGTTCGCAGGGTTTATTAATGCTAAGGCTGGGATTGAGGCACGTAGCTTAGGTTCCACTGTTTCTGTATGGGAGACAGGGAGAGCAAACTGGGTAGAGTTAGAAGTAGAGACAGGACAAGGTGACAAGTCAATAGTAGTGTTCAACCAGACTGTAGAGAATATCGAAGGTATTCCTAAGTATGCAGTAGTTGGTACACGGATTAAAGTACGACCTAACCCAACATCCGACAAAGGCACTTACTACCTACAAGCTGAAAGAACGGCGGATAGTGCGAGTGGTGAGGATATGGAGGAAGTTGTATGGGCAGAGAACAGAAACCCTGAACAAGAGTACAGCTTCGACGTATTAACATTACCTAGAGTTTGTGAGTTCATTGGTAATAGTTTCACTATGAAGCTACCTGATTGGAAAGACAGACAAGCTGGTGATGATGATTCAGTACCTCAACCTAAGTTTGTGGGTCAGACAATAACTGATGTAGGATACTTCCAGAAACGGTTAGTATTTTTGACTGAGAACTATGCAGTAATGTCAGAGACTGATGACGAGTTAAACTTCTGGCGGCAATCAGCAGCTAAGTTACTAGTTAGTGACAGAGTAGAGGTTTCATCTTCTGCTGTAGGTATCGACAAGTTACAGTTCATATTACCTCATAACAGGGACTTGTTGTTCATAGCATCAAATGGTCAGTTCAAGATTGATGGTTCGCGAGGTGTAACACCTGAGACTATTAGTATGGCGCTGACTACAAAATACGAGTGTCAAACAACTGTAGCACCCACAACAATGGGTAACTCAGTCTTCTTCCCAATTGACTACGGGGCCTCAACAGGTCTTCAAGAATACACTGGTGAGAAGGATACTGGACAGGACTTCGCAGCACCATTAACACAGCACATAGTAGGATACATGCAAGGTAAGGCAAAGATGCTAACTTCATCACCTAACCTAGAGATGCTTGCTATGACCACAGAGAATGCAGATCGAAACCAGATTTTCGTGTATGAGCAATACACAGACACCACTGGTAAACGCCGTAATCAAGCGTGGAGTGAATGGACATTTGCAGGTAATGGCGAGATTGTAGATTTACAGTTTAAAAACGATAAGTTGTCAGTCTTAATGGTAGAGGGTAGCAAACTCTATTCTAAACCTATTAGTATGTACACGCGAGCGACTACTGGACTTGAAGAGATATACTTAGACGACTTATACCAAACAACCACAACAGGAGATAATGTAACAGTTCCTGTAGGTTATCCATTAGACGAGAATACTATCTGTGTTCGCGGTGATGGTACACAGAATGAGTTGTTCAAAGTCGGCTTCACAATCAGTGGGAGAACACTTACATTCGATGAGAATATAGGTGTTGGTCTAGTGTATGTAGGACGACCTTTCGAGTCTCGTTACCAACCAACACGCCCGTTCAAGTACGATGAGAACGGTGTAGCAATCACTACTGACAGAATCCGTGTAGGACGATACATACTTAATCTTTCAGACACTAATGAAATTAAGATGCATATCAAGTCGGACTACTACGATTATCCAGACCAAGTATTTAACAGCCGGTTTGTAGGTGGGTTACAGAACACATTAGGTTCAGTGCCGTACTTTACAGGAGACCATAAGTTCTCATTCTCACAAGACGCAAGACTTGCTGATGTAGAGTTCTACTGTGACAACTGGTTAGGGTGTACAATCTCAGGCATTAGTTGGGAAGGTCAGTACTTCCAGAGTAAAGGAAGAATGTAATGAGTATTTATGCAACAGCAGTAACGTCTGGTATTGAAGCATTAGCTGGTATCAAAGCAGACCAAGCCTATGACCAAGCATACAACGTTACCTACGCAGCAGAGGCACAACGGGCTAACATCCGTAATGCAATGCACGCAGCAGAGTTGAATGTAACTGCGGTACGCCAAGATAAAGTATTAACTAATACTATGATTGGCATGAAGCAGGACGAGGCAGAAGCAGCAGCTAAAGTAGCAGCAGCAACAGCAGGTGTTGAAGGGGGTTCTGTAGATGACATTATCTACGAGACCGAGAAGAATGAGTCACTAGCTATCAACAGTGCTAACCGTAGAGCTGAACAATCTATTGAGAGTCAACTAGCACAGATTGGTTCAGGTATGAGTAGCTTATTAGCAGTAAACGACGACTTACCAGAAATCAGTTACATTGATAACCTATTAGGTGCAGTGTCTAGCTTTGAACTAGATGATGCTAGGATTGGTGAAGCATTTGCTGCATGGTCAGGAGGAGAAGCGTAACTATGTTTGGACAACCCCAACGTAGTGCCACTAAAGATGCGAACGAGGGTGTGGTTTATCCACCCTCTAAGCAGAGTACAGCGCGTACAGTAGGCACACAGCAAGTACAAGTAAGAGAACAGCCGGGACTAGAAGCATTTGCTAATAGTGTAGGTAACGCCTTACAGAAACGTATGGCAGAAGAAGCGGTCAACATCAACGAACAACGTGCTAACAAAGCCGCTGTACGTCAAGGTCAAGACCATGCGATTAACACAGTAGATGCAGCTAAGAAACATCTTGGTTGGGAAAAGGCTGTGTTCGGTGAGAACATAGAATACCGTGCTGCCCAGCAGAGAGCCGCCCAGAATGCCGTCCAGAGCGCCTATTTAGAGCAGGCAACCCAACTAGATGACTATGCTGGGGAAACCCCTGAGCAGTACGCTAAGCGCCTAGAATCGGGCCTTGATAAAGTCTTAGAGCCTTACGGTTCTGACGAGGAAACCAAGGGCCTTGTAGCGAATGCTTACAACACAGCATCAGCTAAGTTAGCAGCGAAACAATATGAGAGTCATTACGCCTACAATCAGCAACAGCAACGTGAGACATTCTACAATCAGACATTACAAACGTTTGACCAGTGGAATGTAGACAAGACTTTGTTGTCCTCGCCACAAGAGACTCAAGGTTTCATGGCAGGTATTCAGAAGTTCTTTCGTGGAGCTACTCGACCTAATGGTATGTCGGACATTGCTTGGCGAGGAACTATCAATGAGGCGTTGAACACTTCTCTACGTAACGGTAACATCGGTGCATATAACGCAGCTAAAGCTAATGGGTTCTTAGACGGTATGTCTAGTAAAGAGCGTGTTGCACTAGACCAAGCGATTAGTGCATACGACACTGACTTTACTCAAGACGTACAGTTAACATATGAGAATGCCGAACTAGCAGCAGAAGAAGCTAATAACTTAGAAGTTGCAGCAGGTATATACCAGAACGTTAAACAGGAAGTGTCTCAATTACGAGAACGCTCAAGTGGAACAGACCGCGCAGAGTTAGCAATAGCTCGTGCACAAACCAAAGCTCAGAAGGGTATCAACAGTGCAGAAGAAGAAGCTAAACGCATTGCGAAGAAGGCGTATGAATCAGCACTGGAGAAACAAGCAAAGCAAGAACGAATCGACGGAATCAAACTCGCACTTAGACAAGACGACCCCATCGCAAGAGCGGGTAGTATAAGTGAGCTTCAACCTAAGAAGTCTGAGTTAGAAGAGGTAATGGACTTAACAATAGTTGAGGACGTGACTCGACTAACAGCGTCAGACAAACCACTTACTGAGTCAGCAGCAGTTAAAGCTATGATTGAGAATCCGGCTGTAGCTAAATCTGTAGCAGCTAGGTTACGTGGTCGTCAGGTAGAGTCACCATTAGTTAAGCGTGTGACTGAGACATTCCTGAACGGTTTCCATGGGATGATTGATGAGAACGGGCAGTTGAATGAGAAAGGTATTGTAGCAATGCAATCCATTAGTCAGTTCGCACAGAACGATGATACATTCAAAGCAACTATCGGTTCAGCTAACTTTGATAAGTATGAGATAATTAGACGCGGAATGTCTGTAGGACAAACTGTAGAGATGATTAATAAAGACATTGATTCTTATGCACGTAATAAAGGTAATCGGGATGCTTATGCAATAGACTGGAACCTTAAAGGTGACGAGTCAAAGCGTGACAGAGTAACAGACTTATATCGTAAGTTCACAGGTAGTGCGCCTAACAGTGCATCATTAGCTTATGCTCAGGAAGAGTTAGACAGAGGTCTGGTAGTTTATCAAGGTGATATGAAAGCAGCGGAGAAATATCTACGTACTTCACTTATCAACGGTAGCTTAAACTATAGAGGTCGAACAATAGTCAATGGTAAACACTTGAACAACGTAACTAACTATAACTTTGAACAGTTAATGGATGGTGCATCAAGTCAAGTAGGACAGACATCTTTAATCACACCAATCTTAATGGCTGGTGGTTTACAAGTAGATGACGACAATCCTATGGGCGATTTAGCGAAGAACATGAACTTCTTCACAGTAGATGGTACTGATGGATTCTTTGTAGACTCAAATGAGTTCCAGCAACCAATCCGTGTATCGAGTGATACTATGAAAGCATGGGCTGCTGTACTAGACCAACGTAAACAGTTTAAAGAACTGGAAGAAGAAGCACACGGCGAATCATTTGACAGATGGTATGAAGAACAAGAACAACTTCGTAGCACTGGCAAAATACATTTACAATAGGAATGAATATGGCTAAGACATATCACGGACAAGAAGCAGTTAATAAACTGGAGGCTGACTTAGGTCGTCCTCTTAGTTTAGCAGAACGCAGAGTAGCTGAGGAAGAAGGCTACGTAGATGGAGAGTACAAAGATGATAAAGGTATCTCTACATCAGGTGTTGGACAAACAGGTAAGTATCGTGATATGTCCTTCACCGAGACATTTGACGAACATCGGAAGTATGCAGCGGAGTCTATACAAGGCTTCGACAATCTACCAGAAGAACTACAAGCAGAGTTCATACAACTAGCGTACAGAGGTGACTTACAACAGTCGCCTACTGCACGTAAGATGTTCAACGAAGGTAATTATGAAGAAGCATCTAAAGAGTTGTTGAATCATAAAGAATACAACGAACGGAAGAAGCAAGGTGATGATGGTGTTACTAGACGACTAGAAGCAGCATCAGAGGCTATTGTAAATTTTCCAGAACCCTCGGCTGATAAATCACAGGTACAGTCGAAGGGTACAATTAAAGACGTAGTTGATGGCGACACATTTACAACAGGTAATGACACCTTACGTGTAAGTGGTATCAATACTCCTGAATCAGTACATCCAGATGAAGACCGGAATACTGAGGAAGGTAAAGTAGCATCTGACTTCGCTAAAGATGTAATGCCTGTAGGTTCAGAAGTAACAGTAGATAGTTATGGTAAAGGTACATTTGGCCGTAACTTGAGTGGTGTGACACGTAACATCAACGGTACAGAAGTAGACTATGGTTTAGTGGCACTAGACCAACAAATGTCTACTTACTATACCAAGTACGGTGAACACCCTGACCCTATGAAGCATGACCAATATAAGGAGTACTACAGCCGTCTAGTACCCTATCAACTAGGAACAAGTGAAGAGTTACCTAGTAAAGGAGAAATGGAAGAAATGACGGTATTACAACAGAAGTTCAGTAAGACGTATCGCGACTTCAAGGAAGGAGAAGCTACGCAAGAACAACTGGATAGCGTAACAGCGGAGTTGTACGGCGACCCTCAAAAGGTTATGAAGTACAGACGCGCATTAGTACGCGGAAACTTCCAGATGAACAGTTCTAATCCGAACACACTCGCAGGTGCCATGAAGATAGCTATGGAGAACCAGCCTGAGTTAGTAGGAGAATACAATCGTGCAGTACGTAATGGACATTTACAGTTCAGTAATGCACCAGAAGAGGAACCTTCATTCTGGACTAAAGCCGGAGCTTCATTCGGTATGTTCAGTAGTGTTGCTAACGTAGCAGATACTGAGAATCTATGGAGCGCACGACGCCATGGCGTGGATGCCAAAATACCAGAAACAGAACTAGTGAAAGGTGTACCTGACCAGTACCACAGTTTAATACTTCAAGAGTCAGAGAAGTACAACGACACAGCAGCGTTAGTACTTCGCGACCAGTTACAGTCAGATATTGAGAACAACAAGATATTTGACAACATGGAGTGGTACGCACAGTTCGGTTATGGGGCGTTGTCTCTGGTGGCAGACCCACTAACATTTGCACCAGCAGGTATGGTAGCAAAGGGTGGACAAGCCATTGTTAACACCAATAGAGCGTGGCAAGTAGCTCGTGTAATAGGTGGTAAAGAGATAGTAGCTGGTAGTGCTGGCGGTGCTAAGTTAACAGCTTATGCAGCCGCTGGTGCTACTGAGGGTGCTATCATTAATGCGCCTCGTTTGACAGGCGACCACACATACACTGCCCGTGACTATCAGTTAGATATAATGATGGACACAGCATTCGGTGTGGCATTAGGCGGAGCTATCAGTGCTGTACCTTATACAATCGAATACTCGAAGCAGTTGCGTAAGTCTAGGCAGATAGAACAAAGTCAGATTATGCAGAAGGCTGAACAGGAGTCTGAGGCGAAAGCTAAAGGTGTATCTGAGTCAGATGTTGTAGGTTCGGTTAATCCAGAAATGGATGTAGTCAAAGAGGAAGTACAACAGAAGGCACAAGTACCAAAGGCACAAGCTAAGGTTAAACGTGCTACTGGCATCAAGTTCCCTGAGTGGAGTGCTGTAGGTGAAGTGTCTAGTGATGGGTACAACAAAGCAGTAAGTACACTTAACAACTTGTTCCCGAAGAACTCATCAATGCGTAAGTTACTTAACGTAGGGATTAACCTTAATAAGAAAGCAGACGATGAGACCCGTAGTATTGTAGACAAGCTGAACTCAGATATTCTACACATAGCTGCTGCATTCCCGTCAGGTAAAGTACCAAAGGAAATTGGTAAAGCGTTAGAAGGTGTAGCTTTCAACCAAAAGAGTTATACCCGTAAGAACGCTATGGCTACATTGTTACAGGGTGATACAGCAGACCAAGTTGGTGAGTTAACATCTTACATAGAAACATTACGTAACCGTGAAGAGTTATGGGATGGGTATGATGTGCAACCGCTAAGTGGCAGTGAGTTCTTTAAACATCAAGGAGACATACTAACTCGTGAGTTTGGTAGTCAAGGCGATGATATATTTGAACTTACAAACACATTACCAAAAGAGCTGTCGTACCTGAAAGATGTAGTTGAACTGAACAAGGTTGCTGTCGAGAAAGCAGACCCAGCGTTTACTGAGTTAGTTGAAGAACTGAACGGTATGGTTGCTGTACGTATGGAGCAGATTGAGTTCGCAGATAGACGACGTTACACAGACTCCCAGCAATCATGGGGTAAGTCTGTTGAAATGTCTGCTACTGAGATTATGCAGAAACTACGTGAAGAAGGCTTAACACCTAGAACAGCAGAGTATAAGAAACGTCTTAAAGAGTTACGTACTTATGGTAGAAAGGCTGTAGGTGAAGAAGTTAATCAAGTTGGTAAACTAAATGACTTCACAGTTGGTACTCTACGTAAAGAGTCTGACCCTGATTCAGAAGTGTATTACTCACTAGATGATGCAAAGCAGGAACTACTTAAACTACAGAAGATTCCTGAACCAGATGAAGGCCAGATTAAACAAGCGAAGATGCTGCGTGAGCGTATAGAAGGTGCTAACAAAGACCAGACTACTGAGCTTGTGAAAGACAACTTAGAGCAAGACTTACTACCTCGTTCGTATACGAGAACAGTCACTACATCAGCAATCAAGTCACCTACTAAAGCTAACTTAGAGACAATGAGAACTAACGTCCGTAAGATTGGTAACAGGCTTGGTGTGTACGAGATAAAAGGGAAGAAAGACCGTAAGGAAACTCAAGCCCGTTTGGAACAAATATCTCGTGCTATGGTTAAGAATAAAGACAAAGTACTTGACCGTATGGTTACTGCTGGTAAATGGCAGAATGTCGAGGATGTAATCAGAGCTAGTCACGCGCTGGCTAACGAAGAGAACCTAAAACGTGTTAAAGCGCCCGTTAATAACAAACCTAAGCCAGAGACTAAAGTAGAGGCCACTACGTCAGTTGAGCAACCTACACCTCCTGTACGACTAGATGAGCAAAGTCTGGATGTACTGGATGAGACGATACCACCAGAAGTACACGGTAAATCACCAGAGGAAGTACAGCAGATTAAGGATGCAGAAGCAGATGCTTATAAGAAGTTGTTGGAAGAGTCCAGTAAGAAGATTTCTGAGAACATGGGTAACTTTGTACGCTCAGGTGAGAAAGATGCATTCGCTAAAGCTAGGAAGCCTACAGGTGCATTAGACCGTGTTGGTCGTATGGCTGCTAAGATTACTGAGGACATTGGCTCTAAGTTACAGAATAGTAAGTTAACGTCATTAGAATACTTTGGTAGTAGAGTAACTGAAATTGGTCGTGGTTACGGTGGTAACATCAGACGTAAGGCTACAGGCGGCATAATTCGTGACGGAGTATATAAAGAGAGTATGATGAAAATCATGCCTCAGTACGTGCGTATTATGGATGATTACGCTGCTGCTCACGGTGCTGGTGCAGTAGGTAAGATGAACGCACAGCAGAAAGCGGGTGCTGATAGTAAGATTGTGAAACAATTCAACCGTGATGTATTCCGTGTACAAGAGTTACGTCGTCAAGGACGGACGAGTGAAATCAATGTACATAAGTCTGTACTTGAGTTCGTCGACCAGTGGGATAAGTACATGGACTTCAACCACAATACATTAGTGGAAGCAGGTGTAGGTGGATTCACTAAAGACCGTAAAGTCAAGCACTATATCCCACATATATGGGAAAGTGCTAAGCTGAAGCACATGATGAAAGTGCATGGTGAGGATAAAGTATACGAGTTATTCAGAAGAGCATACAAGTCTGCTATACAGAGTGGAACTAATCCTGCTGACGTAAGTGAAGCGAACCAACTAGCAAACAAACTAGTTGATTGGATTATAGAATCAGATGAGACAGAACTTGACCAATTCCTACCAGTGAAAGATAGTCGTGCAAAACAACGTATGGACATTGATACAACTATGGAGTTTGAAGGTTTATCTATTATGGATATTCTAGATGATGAAGTAGCTGGTATTGGTATGAAGTACTCCAATCGTATGGCAGGTTGGGTAGGTTTAAGTAAGTCAACTGATGGTACACTAACTTCGCAGATGGATATTGAACTGTTCAAGAAGAACATGATAGCTGAAGCCAAAGAGAAAGGTATTGACAGCAAGAAGTATGAACAGTACTACGACGATGTTATTAACCTAATGTTTGGACGACCTACTCGTGGTGGACTCACAGCAGAACTACGTCAGTTGAAAGACCTTACAGCACTAACACGTATGGGTGGACTAGGTACTGCACAGTTAATCGAGACTGGACAAGTAATAACAAGGTCTGCACTGAACTTATCGGCTAGTAATGCGAAGCGAGTAATTGCTGACAACGTCACGGCTAGTAAGAGTGAAGATAGCCTAATGAGGGAAATACAATCAATTAGTAGCATAACAGATGATATTGAATGGTTGGATAGACAGTCCGTACACTTAGACCAAGCTGAACTACAAAAGCTTAACAAGATGCGACAAGTAAGTTTGTACCTAGCAGATAAGGCCACTTTCGGTAGCCTAAAAGCGCCTGCTAGCCGTTTGCTGGGGAAAACTACTGGCTTCAATGCAGTTAGGCGTGCTCAGTCAAGAATCGCTCAGATGAGCTTTACGGTTGACGTAATGCGGCATTTTAAGGCTGGGAAAGGGGTAATGGGCAATCAGCGGATGGCAGACTTAGGTTTGACAGAAGTCGATGGTACAGACTCTGGAATGTCAGAAGTTGTAAGTAAGTACGTCGAGTTTGATGGTGACGGATACCCTACTAAATTAAATGTAGACAAGTGGCCAGACGATGTACGCGAGAGATTCCAATTTGCAATGTTACGCGAGGAGGCCCAACAGGTTCAGCGTACACAAGTTGGAGAGTTACCACCGTGGATGAATAGACCGTTAATGTCACTAGTATTCCAATTCCGTCAGATGCCTATCGTAGCTAATAATAAACAGTTAGGACGAAACATGGCGTTTGCAGATAAGGAAGCAGTGACAGCGACTATGCTGAATGCAGCTATCTCTGGGATGGTTCGGTACAGTAAGTTCGCTGTGTTAGGTGTAGGTTATGCCTCACTTACAGACAGTGACGTACAAGAGCCTAACTACAAAATGATGCAGACAGACAAGTACATTGCACAGTTTGGTATATTCCCTGATGCGAAAGACTTCGTAATGGGAGCGTATCAAGCAGGCACTTCGGACAAACCTTTAGAACGTATGAAGGATGAAGTGTTCGGTCAGATACCAGCAATGGGTTTAATGAGTGACTACAAAGAAACACTCACTAACGATATGGGTTCTCGTGAACAGATTGAAGCCGCACAAGGTCTTGTGCCTTTAGGTAATACCGCTTATGCAGATATGGTGCATACGTGGATGGTAGATACATTCGGAGAATAAAGAATGGCAAAGACGCGTAACGACATAGTTAGTAACGGAAGCTCTACTATATATGATGTGACCTTTGATTTAGGTTTCATTAAGAAAGAACATATATATGTATATGCAGAAGGTAGTAACTATACAGTTCAGTTAGCTTATAACTGGATTAGTGATACGCGTATTGAATTGGTAGCACCTGTTCCGGCAGGTGACACCTTTCACATACGCAGAGTAGTACCACGTGACCAGTTAACAAACGATTACGAAGATGGTGCAATACTCAGAGAAGATAACTTAGATTCGTCTTTCCTACAGGCATTGATGGTTCTAGAAGAACTCTCTGATGGTTACTTCTTAGTAGATGGTAGCGAGTTTAGTGTTGAGAACGACATTAACCTAGATGGTCAGAAGTTAGTGGGTAGTGACATTATTAATGCTATCCAAGTGTTCTATGAACGCAATGGTGGAACACTAGCAGTAGATAATGTACAAGCTGCTATTGATGCGTTAGATAGTTATCGTGTTTCTATGCAAGGTAACTTAACTTCAAACAACGCGAGTATTAGCACACTTACATCAGACTTAGATGCAGCAGAAGTACAGATACAAGCAAACTTAGACAACATCGACCAGTTCCGTTTAGACATTGCAGCCAATGCGCTAGACATTAGTGCGTTGAACACTAATAAGATGGATAGGGATGTTGATGCAGTATCTGGTAATGTTGCTGTATTTAACAGTGCAGGTCATGCGATTGATAGTGATACGTCTATTGATGACATTATCAACTCAGCACCAACATACTCTCAGGAGACAGTACCAACTGGTGTAATACCTGAGAACGCTATTTGGTACAACCCGTCAATCCCCGCTTATTTCATTTACTATGTAGATGGAGACAGTAGTCAGTGGATTGAGATAGGGCAATCAATACAAAGTGAAGTAGTACCAGACCCTAGTTTATATACCACAACACTAGATATTGTTAATAGTAGTGTTGCTTACCCAGTGGGTACGGTCATTACCACTACAGGGTACTCAGCGAATGGTGATGGTGGTGCCGGGTTGTGGGAACTCACGAACATAGTAGATAGTCCGTCAAAAGAGCCGTACGAGCTAGGTGAACCATCGCTACGGGATGCTTCGGGTAGAACTTGGGTATTAGTAGGGCAGACAGTGAATGTACTAAGTATAGGTGCAACCGCAGACGATACTGGATTTAACAATAAGTTGGTTCTTTTTGCGGGGATACAAGCAGCTAACAGTGGGTACACAAAACTAGACCTGCAAGGACTAAATTTTTACACCCAAGATTTTGTGGCAGCAACACTGCAAGATAAATTCGAGATAGCGAATGGTAGTATTACGTACAATGGACTAACACATGTTCAGTATGTACTAAGGCTAAAAACCATATCGGATTTGATAGTCAAGGACTTAGAGGTAAATGCGAGTAGTTTAGCAGCGAAAGCATTATTGATAAATCCTAACAACGCAGCATGTAAGATTGATGTTATCAGATGTGATATAGGGAACACATTGCAGACAGATACCGTTACCGGTTTCGCAGCGTGTGTCCAAGTATCCCCTGAGTCTGGTGTTGGGGATTACTTTGAAAGTTGTAATGTCATAGGTGGTAAGTACTATAACTCGACAAGCACAAAAACCAACACAGGTAAACTAACTTCAGTTGGTAGAGGTGTGTACGTATCTGACTGCGAGTATAGTACGGTAAGCGAGGTACGGGTAGAGGATATAGGGCCGTATTACGATGGAGACGGTGTAGTTGTGACTGCTGAGGGTTCAGTAGTAGGGCGCAGAGCTAGCTTCAAAGCGCGAGTTGGTAACTGCTACTTTAAAGACTGTCAGAAACGGGCAGTGAAGTTGCAAGTAGCTCGGGCAACCGTGAGCAACATAGAAGTAGAGCGGACACAGGCGTTTACGAAAGCTGACGGTCAAAGTGAAGTAGGTATGTTAGAAGGTGGTGTAGTGACAGACGTTCATTGTACTTACGCGAATGGTGCAGAACCAACTAACATTGTTAGCTTTATTGTAAATAACCCTGACACATACACAGGTGTGCCTTGTAGTGTAGACAACATAACAGTCAGTAGCGAAAACCCATTAGGTATAGTAGAGGACATTGTAGGTTTCGCACTGTACGCAAGTGACACAACATTAGTCGGCTGTCGGATGAGTAACATAAACCTATCCTGTAAAGTTCGGAACATTGCTAGAGTGTACACTGCAAACCAAGCGAGTAATACTAGGCACTTTGCACCGTTACTAATAAAAGATGTTAACTTTGAAGGTTGGGCTGGTACAGCAGAAGATGGAGTGCTATTCATGACGAGGGGTGCATCAAGTTATAATGGTGTAGACCTTAACGCACAGCATGTAGTAGCGAGAGACAAGACAGTAGCCCCTCTGAGCCACTTGAGTTCATTACCTGGGTCTACAGCGTTCCTATCGGTAACTACTATTTACGCAGAGGCAATAGCAGTGTCTGACCCTCGGTTTATCGAGAAGTACGGGGGTGGTGCAAGAGTTATTACATACCCTGTCACAGAAGGTAGTACAATAGACATTAGATTCACACTAAAGTCAGCATACAGCGCAGTGTTAGTGACGGTAATGTTTACGTCTAGTAGAGACGACGATTTTAATAAACTGCACACAGGCGGTGTAATTCAGGCGTCAATAAGTAGAGCGTACTACGCTGAGACTGTAGCTGGGATAAAGAGTTCAGCACAGACCGGTAGCATAGCTATAACACCTAGTGGGACTAGTAGAGAGTTCAACGTAACGAAAAGCGCAGGCTCTACAAACTCATCAGGCTACATAACAGTTGTGATAACGGACAACGGTGACGCTGAACAAGCTTAAGGAGATACGATGGCAATACCAGATTATCCAAACAACCCAGCAGTAGACGATGAGTTTACTGTAGGGTTAGTAACGTTTATCTGGGATGGTGAGAAGTGGAGGCGTAAGCCTCTACCATCACTAGCACCAGATGCAAGTAATATACAGTACGACAACACTAACACCGGTATGGTGGCAGGTAACGTACAAGACGCAGTTGATGAACTGTACGCAGGTTTAACATTAGACACAACAACAAGCCTAATTAACTACAATAAAACAGCAACCGTTGGCACTGTAGCCACTACACGAGGGTTTACGACAGAGGGCGACGGTAGTGGTGCTCAGTGGAAGCGGGTGTCAG